TTAAAGCTAACACACCAAAATACAACAATTATGAATACAGAAAAACATTAGGTGATAGAATCAGTGGTAGTGGAAGATCATTTACTTATAATGGTCAAACATATACATACAAGAATTTCCCAGTAGCATTGATTACTGATGTTGATCATAAAATAAATGGTGATTATGGATATGATAATTCATCTTATGGTATTAAAGATGTTTATCCTGATTTGGTTGGATATGTTATCAATGACTATAAAATGGATATGACAAATATTCCAGCCAGATTGAATGATCTTAAATCTAATAATGCCTGGACCAAATCAAATGTTGTTATCAGTAGATTACTCAAAACAAAGAAGTCAGATTATCCAGAACAAGATGAAAAAGGAAATCCTTTAAGGTCATTGATTAATGATAAAGAAATATTGAATCAATACAAGAATAGAAATGAATTTTATACAAGTATCAATAAGGCAGGTGATAATTATATGTCATGGTTTCAATCAAGAAGTAATGATATGTATGTTATTGCAGAAGATGGGCAAATTGTTCCTGTATCTTACTATTTTAATAATATGGGTTCCAATGAACATATCATTTCAATAGGATATACTAATGGCAAAACATATCTTGTTAAGGCTGTTGATGACAATAATGGAAATAGAACTTTTAGAGTCATAGTTTCAGAAAATGTAGGTAGTCCAATTACTGAAACAAATATAGTTAAAATTATCCCTGACTATAATGATAATTATTATGCATATATTACAAGTGACTTTAAAGTTGGAACAAATATCCCTAATTTGGATGTGTCTGCCCATAATGCAAATGGCAGAAAGGTATATGATGTATGTCTTTTGAATCAAAGTGATATTGTAAGTCTTGGTCAAAACAATGATTTAGTCAGAACATCAATAGATATGTCTTATTTAACAATGGATTTCTCAGGAATTGAAAATCCTGTTATGATACATAATCATGGTGTAGGTATGGTTATTGTAACTGCTGATAATAGAACATGGTATTTCTATTGTGATAGTGAAGATAGCCCATTCAGAACTGAAATATTTGTCGGAAAGAAAATTGTTACTGCAAGACAAGGTGATTGGGGTATTTTAGGTTTAACAGAAGATGGAGAATTATGTTTATGTGATCTTTCCAATAATGATTTGACACAAACACAAGTATTGAAAACAAATATCAAAAAGTTCTCATGTGATGATCTTGGAATATGGTGTTTGACTATTGATAATTCAGGTGTTGTTGATATGTTCACAACTTTTCCTCCATCATCATCCAGTTATAATCCTTTACCAAATATTAGTGCATCAATGCTCAATGATGATCCAACAACCAAAGGTAATAAAGTATATACCGATGTATTATGGAGAGATGTCGGATTCTTTATTTCATATATTTAATTAAATCAATTAATACAATAATATCAATTGATTCTTCTTAATAATTATTATTTATGTTTGATTACTTTTCCTTTTTCACGTAGATAATGACCAAATTTAGTATTAAAATCATTACCCAAATAGAGACATTCAGAATAATATTTATAAATGACATAATTGAAAAACAACATATCCAATGGTCTTGTAAATGAATATTTAGAGTACAATTTAATAGTTAGTGATACAAAATCATTAAGTAGTTTTATCATAAGATCATGACAAACAAGTATTGCACCACAATTCAATATTATCTTTCCACTAAATAATTCCTTCATTTCATCAAACATACCGATTATTTCTAAATCTAATGGATCAATAATTTTTAGGATATCCTTAATATAATTGTCAAACCAAATATTTTTGTCAATTGTCTCATTCTCTTTACATATATATATTATATTTGGATCTAACTTCAATATGGTATCAGGATCATTTAATAGTTCTACATCTGCCACATCAGTTATTAGATAATATATATTAGTATTATCTATTAGTTTATTATTCTTGATGATTTGGAGGAAATATATAAACCGTTTGTCATGAAGTAATATTTTTTTGATAATATCAGATTGATCTTGATTCAATTTAATGTCATCAGTTTTAAGAAAATTGACATAATCACATTGATGAATTGTATTAAATGAATCATCAATATTATCGACAACTATTATTGACTCTTTTTTATTATTGATCATACTTAAATAATAATTCTCAATATAGTCGAAATTATTTGGTTTCAATTGGGTATTTTTATGAAGGTCTTTATCTAAACACAAATATGCTGACAAACATTTGATAACATTTCTATTCATGAATATTATTATTGGATAATTAATTATTTATAAATAGTGTCAAATTAAGTGACAATAAAATATATTAGTTATAATATATTTTATTTGATTATTTGATGAGTAATAATTTAGAGACCAAAACAAATAAATATGAAGATTGTAAGATCTTTGTAGGAAATGTTCCATACCAATGCACACAAGAGGAATTTGAGAAATGTTTTACAGATGTTGAAGGTTATGTTAAGGCTGAGATAATAACACTATATAAATCAAATACTTCAAGAGGTTTTGGTTTTGTTACATTAAATTCATTAGAGAATGCCGAAAAACTTAAATTAAGAAATGACATAACATTCAAAGGGAGAATATTAAGATTTACAACATATCAATCAGAAAGTCATAATAAACCTACTATTGAAAATGTTAATAATTATCTTTATGTTGAGAACATTCCGTCAAATCAGACTATAAATAAAAAATGGCTAATGAATATATTTAAGGACTATGGACCAATTGGCAAATGCTATATAATAATGAATAAAGATACTGGAGAATATGAAAATTGTGGTGTTGTGGAAATTACAGATGATGATAAATACAAAAACTTATTGTCCAAAAAGAAACTAATTATATTAAATAAAAATAATCCAAATGACTCAGAGAGTGTAATTTTAAATATATCAAAATACAAACATAAAATACAAATACCATATTATGGATATTTAGGGTCTAATTCTGAATATAAATCAAATAAATCGAATAATTCTAATAGTTATTATAAATATGGATCTATAAGTCAGATTAATAATAATAGTCATAATGATAGCACAACAATTAATAGAGGATTAATAGACAAATATAGATCACTCATAATCCATCACCATAAATAAAATTAATATTCATTTGCATAAATATGTAATATAATGACAGAATTACAGAATATACAGAATATGCAAGTTGATGAATCGACATTTAATATGTCATATCATAATTTAGATATTGTAATAAAAAATCTAGATATATTCAAATCAAAATACAAAATACTCCAAACAATCAAAATAAATCAAAAAAGGGCTGTATATCTTGTTGAGGATCATTCTAAGAATATTACTAATAATACTAATACTAATAATACTACTAATAATACTATGAAAATAATGAAGTTTCTTTTGAGTTCGACAATTACAGATGAACAACTTGATATATATAATTTTTTCTTGAACTGTAAACATGATAATTTCTGTCCTCTCATAGAACTACAAGAAACACAAATGTTTATCATATTAATAATGGATTATATTGATGGTGAAACTATGTGTTCATATTTTGAAAAAGAACATACACAATCAAACTATCATAAAATATTAATTGAATTAATTTTTGCATTAGAATATCTCCATAAAAATAATATCATTCATGGAGATATTAAACCAAATAATATTATTATTCGTAAAGATGGAGTTCCAATAATTATCGATTATGATTTGAGTAAATGTGTCAATTTAAATACTGATAGAACAATTGCCAAAATTTTTGGAACTAAATTCTTTATGGCACCTGAATTATTATGTTTCAAAAAAGTCTCTGGTAAATCCGATATGTGGGCATTAGGTATGTCATTCTATATTTCAATTATGAAAAAATATATACCGGGGTTATTAGATCTTCTTCCATCTTCATATGACGAATTCAAAAATATTAATTTAGAAAAATTATTGACCGGTCTCTTCAATCCTTATAAAGATGACATTATCGATAATTATGGCAGATTATTAACGAATACTATGTTTAGTATGTTGACTGAAGATTGTTTAAAACGTCCTTCTTCCGATCAATTAATGTGTGTAATGAAGAAATCCAAATATTATCAAAATAAATCTAATTCACATAAACTATCATTAAGTCTGACCACCTCGAGTAATACTAATATGTCAAATATACCAAAATTACCAACATTACCAACATTACCAACATTACCAACATTACCAACATTACAAAGATCACAAACTATTTCATTTACTAATACTAATATTAATAATACTGATTCTGAATACAAAACCAGTCAAGAAATACCAATATCATCCTTAACATTGGATATACCGATAATCAAATACAATATATCTACTGGACCTAAATCACCTAATATTAATTTACCTAAATCACCTAATATTAATTTATCTAAATCGAATTTATTTTAAAAAATTGAAGTCAATATATTTGAGTTAACATTATCCAAATATATTCTAATAGAATTAAAAAATTATGACACACATTTATTACGAAAACAATTTTACTTCATTCAATTTGAATGATTCAGTTCATATTAACCGAAAACCTGACCAAAATATTGACCAAAATATTGACCAAAATATTGACCAAAATATTGACCAAAATATTGACCAAAAAAATATAGACTATTCATATTATTCAATTGATACTAAAAATATATTACATCATAATTTATTAGGTGGAATAGTTAAACTATCATCTACATCAATCCACACTAATACTAATGGTGACATAATGAAAATGTTTCATCCATTTAATAATTACTATCCACCATTTCCTGTCAAGATATCTAAAAAATCAGACCATATTGACAAATATGTCATAGTCAAAATAAATGAATTGACAACAAATAAATTAAATAAACTTATCATGACAGGAAATATTCAAAAATATATCGGTGATGTTGGTGATAGTCAGAATATTAATTCATTACCAAAAGAATTAGGATTGATTTATTGGAATACCAAATTCGAAAAGAATAATGAATATATGAAATATATATCTGAGATTGATCTGACTCCTGAGAGACAAGACTTAACAGAAATAAAAAACGATAATATATTTATTAGTGTGGATAACTCTAATACTACTGATATTGATGATGTTGTTAGTATTGAGAAAGTTAATGATAGTGATTATATATTAGGTATTCATATTGCCGACCCTTCATCATATATTATTGAAGATTCATTATTAGATAGAGAATTGTCTGTTCGTTCTGAATCATTATATCTGACAAATGAAATAATTCATATGTTGCCAAAACAATTGGCCACAAATATGTTCTCATTAAACAAAACAGATAAAAATACCAAAAAGAGGGCATTCAGTATAATGGCAAAAATTACAATTAGTAATGACAAAATATCTGTAACAAATATTGATATATACAAGACATTAATTAGAGTAGATGAGAATTTGTCATATGATGAGTTTCAAAATAAATACAAAAATATTTCTCTTCTAAATACTCTCTATACAATTGGAAAATATATTAATAATACTAAATATGATAAATATGATTCAAAGATAATGATTGAGTCATATATGATATTTGCCAATAAGACTGTATGTCAATATATTCTAGACAATAATAAAAACAAGATTGCAGAATCAATAATTATTAGACATATTCAGGAGTCAAAAATAAATGATAAACTAAATACATCATGTTACATGTATTATGATTTAAATATGAATAAACAAGATGAAAATACTGAGACAAAATTATATACATCGTTTACATCACCAATTAGAAGATATGTAGATATCATTGTTCATAGGATGATGTATAATTTGATTAGGAATAAAAGAATATTCAAAATAGATCAATATACAAAAAACATTCACAATATTTTTTGGACAAACCATATGAGGAAATATTATAAATACATTTCACAATTGGACAATGAAATAAATCAGATTAATTATTATTATGAGAATTATCCAGATGATTCATATATTGAAGTGAATGGAAGAATAATACATATTGAGGATAAAAAAATAAAAGTGTTATTTGAGTCAATATATGATGAAGATGAATATTTTGATACTGATTTTAAGAAGAATATGACAGAATTATTGGATGGAAATATATATCATATTGACATTACTAATAGTAATAAACAATTCATATTAAATAATCTGATAACATTCAGACTATGTTTTTTCCTAAATGATGTAAGAATGATCAAACCAATAATTTTATGATTTATTTATTAATAAAAAAATATTAAGAACTATTAAATAGTTTCATAAATGACATATTAACTGTTTTGTTTTCAGTTGAAAGAATACTAATAATCACATTACAACATGAATATGCATTACAATAATCTGAATTCAAATTATTGTATACAGATTTTTTTGATTGGTCAGATAATTTATAACTAATACAATGATTGAGATTAAATGTTTTTTCATCAACAATATCTGAAATCTCATATGGAATCTCATCTGGAGGATCTAAATCATTTTGAGATTTAGAATCAGAAGATAAACTATCATCATCTGAATGTGTAATGACATATTTTTCCAAATCATCAACTTTCTTACAGGATGTTAGTTCTAAAATATTTGTAATTAATTCGTCATAATTATTTCCAAATGAAATAATTTTTGGTTCATATTTATTACAAGAATAAAGAAGAGCAAAGTACAACATTTATTCGATTTATTTATTTGATTTATTGTATTAAATAAATTAATTATTAAGACAATATCATTTCAATTTTTGGTATATATGAATTATTGCTATTATTGTAATTTATAAAAAACCATTGACACTTCACTCATTATTTTTTTGACAATATTAATATCTTTTCTATTGATGATACTAACTGATGGAATAGATTTATCACTAAAACACAATAGATCATCATTATTAAATACTAATGAATAATAATCACCATTGGATGACTGACATATCATAGAATGAATATCCCATGAGAACATTTTTTGAATCTTATCATCAATATCATTAAATCGAATTCCTTCCATAATATTGACATACTTAGAATTTAGTTTAGTATTTTTGTCCTTAATATTAAGATGAATTGGAATCAAATGTGGGATATTATTTAGTTTATAGTTATATTTATTTTTTCCTATATCGGTGGTGATCCAATTATTAAATAATGTTGAAAGTGATACAACATTTTTGTTTTCTTTCATTTCAGATCCCTCAATATGTTTGTCATCGATTTGTATTAAATCAAGTTTTAGATCATGTGATGTATTAGATGATGTATCGAATATTATGAAATTGATATTATAATCCATTATTTCTGAAACCAAAAATTTATAAAACATATTGATATCAGGTTTATGGAGTATATTTAGATTGTTATTTTTGAGCCATCCACAATTATACATAAATAATCTCAATTTATTAATAACATGTGACTCAATTGAAATATTTTTATTTATTTGGTATACAAACTTGTGCTTAATGAATTCTTGTATATAATATGAATCACTGTTTGATGTATCTATATTTAATAACTTTCCCATATTGTCAGGGAACGAATAGAATAATGACAGTAATAGACTGTATATATAGTCTGTGTTATATCCATTCTCAAGTATCAAAATATATTTATTGTTTATTTTATCCATTATTACGGTATTTCTATTATTAAAATAATAATATTGTTATTATTTTAACTTAATTAATAAAAAAATCATTTTTTGTTTAAAGATAATTATTAGAACTTTTGACTTTATAACTGGATGGTTTAATACCTGTTATGATCTCATTCACTTCATCAGTGTCTGGCATTTCTGCAATCTTCACTCCATATTCACGGTTTAATGTATTGATCTTATGTTCATCATTGTATGTTGAAAAATTAATGGCAATACCTTGTCCACCAAATCTACCACTTCTGCCTACACGGTGAATATATGTTTCTGGATCTTCTGGCATATCATAATTTACAACTACACGCAAATCATCAATATCAATACCACGACACATCACATCTGTTGATATGATTATTTTAGTGTAATTGAGACGAAACTCTCTCAAAATATTTTCTCTATCAACACTATTCATTTTACCATGAACTAACCCTGTTTGAATCTTTCTGTCCATCAATCTATTTCTCAGATCTTCTGCATTTCTGATCGATCTCACAAAAATAATCATCTGATTAAATGTCAGTTTTGAAAACAGATCCAACAATGTTGGAAACTTATCATTATCGTCTCTCAATCTAATTACAAATTGTTTCACATCCTTAACTGTAACCATCTCCTTCTCAACTGTTACACGATATGGATCCTTCAAGAATGCTTCAGTCAATTCAAGTGTATCTTTTGTAAATGTAGCCGAAAATACACAGATTTGTGTTGTGTTACCTAGATGTTCAATAATGTCTCTGATTTGGTCACGGAAATCTTCCTTCAATAATACATCTGACTCATCCATAATTAATGTCTTAATCTTCTTACCATCAAATGCATTCTTTGTTAACATATCACATACTCTACCTGGTGTTCCTACAATAACATGTGAATTCTTGACTTGTTGTGCATTAGTTTGTGAATTTGTCTTATGACCACCTACACATAAACAGATATCAACATTCATATGTCTTGAAATATTCTCAACAACTTTCATAATTTGTAGGGCTAATAATCTTGTATTTGCCAAAAATACAACTTGTGGATAATACTGTTTTGTATCTATTCTTGATAATGCTCCAATTGTAAATGCTCCAGTCTTTCCTGATCCTGATTGTGATTGTGCAATTAAATCTGATCCACTATTGATAATATGAATCGTCTTTGCTTGAATTGGACTTGGTTTTTTGAATCCATAATCACACAATCCATTAAATAATTCCTTTGACAAAAAATCCATGTCCTCAAAATCATCAACACTTACTGGCAATTCGTCAAACTTCTTTGTGTTCTCTCCAATTGATACTACATTATCATCTGTTTGGTCTCGTTTCTTCTCATTTTTTGTCTCATGTTCTTCTTCATCTTCATATTTTTCAGTCTTATACTCTTTCTGAGTATCTCTAGTCTTGTTATGATAATTATTCTGATAATTATTATGTCTGTTTCTATTATCATATCTCTTATCATATCTGTTATCATTTCTATTATCATTTCTATTATCATGTCTATTTCCATATCTATTTCTGTTATTTGGTCTTTCAGATCTATCTACATAATTATCTCTTCTGTCTTGAGTCAATGGTTTATATGTTTTTTGAAACTGACCTCCATTTTCTGTATCTTTATTTAATACTGGTTTAAATTCTGATTTCACATCCTGTTTAGATTCAGTCTTAATCTCTGTCTTGTCTTGTCTTTCTTGTTTGGGTTGACTTTGAGTTGTAGCATTAGCAGTAGTAGCAGGAGTAGTAGGGGTAATAGGTTTTAAGGTTTTGATGACCTTAATGGCTTTCTTTTCTTGATTATTTTTATCCATATTTGTTGTTATTTTAATTAAATATATTATCACTTTAAACCTAATTTAATATAATATCAACTTTTTTGAATAAATAAATATCATAATTATTGGTCTGAATTATTGGTCTGAATTATTGGTCTGAATTATTGGTCTGAATTATTGGTC